CTGTTTGAGCATCTCTTCCTAATTTAAATATTTTTTTAATTCCTAATATTGCTGCTCCAACACCTGCAGCAATCGCTAACATAATTAAACCTGGTGGAGATAATAAAAATCCAATAATCGCAGAACCAACAGTGGCAATTACTCCAATTACTTTTGCAATTATTGCTGGTAGTGCCAGTATTCCAAAGTTCATTGCAACAAAAATTCCACCTACAATACCAACACCGGCAAGAACATTCATTCCAATTTTTTTCAACTTCTCCTTATCACCATCCATAAATGCTTGAATTGCCTTCAACCCCTTATCTGCCAACCATCCAGTAAATATTAGCGAAAACGCTTCCATTAATCGTGATAAAATTCCTTTTGCTTTTTGTCCAACTGCTTTGACAGGTGATAGTAAAGCATTTTTTAATCTCTCAGGAACTTTCTCTAATAAACCTTCTTTCTTTTTTCTCTCCTCCCTCTCTCCTCCCAATAATAACTGACGATTCTCTTTTGCTGTTTCTTTTTTCTTTTCTTCCGCGTCAGTAATTATGATGGATTGTAATTTTTTTAGTGTCTCCTGAATATTGGCAATAGACTTCATTACCGAATCCATATTTTGTTGTGGTTCAACCTTAGTAACTTCAGATTTTCCAAAAACTTTCTTTGGATTTATTTTTCTTTTTTTTAATTTTTCTTTAGCATTTATTTCTGCCTGTATCTGAGCAACAGATTTCTTTGACTTTCTTCTTTTTGCTGCTCTTACATCTCCACCACTATCTACTTGCTCCTTTAAACTTCGCAATCGTGTATCCTCTTGCAAGTCCATGAGTTTAGTAACATTTATTTTGGGTAGTGTTTTTGCCACTATGAATTACTCTGTTGTTGTTTTAAATTTTCCTCTTCAATATATTGTTCTAAGAGAGCAACATATACATCTTTTTCCCAAGGAATCATATTTTCAATCTCTGTCAAAGAGTATTTATGGTGTTGCATCAAGGCAAAGTTAATCTTGAAGTATGACGCAAGATCAGTATGCGCCATACCTACTCGAAAAAAGATGCTAACCCTTCTAAAACTATTTCATTCTCAACCTTTGTGTTTGGATTTACAACCTTAACTGTATGAGAAAGTTTTGGCATTGTTTCAAAGAATTTTTCAACTTCTTTGAATTGTTTTGAACTTAATTGTTCAATAAACTCTGTCAATTCTTTCTTCGTACAATCAGATGAAGTCCATGATTCTTCATCATTATAAACTTGATCAACACAAGCAGTAATCATATCAAAAGATTCAGTTACTCCTATATTATCTACATCAAAATTATTTTTAATAAATTCACCTAATGATGGATACTTCATTTTCATTGTTAAAGTATCATCAAGTTTGATATCAAGTTTATGATCAGGATTTTTTTGAACTTTGATTGCATCTAAATCAATAGATATAGTCACTTGTGTTTCATTATCATCTGGGCAAGTCACAATCACTTCGACACTTTCTCCTACAGATTTTCCACGAATATTTAAAAATAGATATTCGATGTCGAATGTCGATAACTTATCAACTTTTGTTCCACGAGTTAAAATACAATTTCCAATGACAGTTTTAATTGCATTTGTAATCTGTTTCTGATCTTCAGATTCCATTGCAATAATTAAAAGTTTTTCTTCTTTAACCAAAAAAGGACGATATTTTATTTTTCGATTCGAAGAAGGTAAAACCAATTCATACGTTGGGGTTGCAATTCTTGGTAAAGGCATAATATTATTTTTAGTATATTATATAGACAGGTTTTAGGAATTATCTTCAGATGTTCCTTTTCTGATACTTAAATTGGTTGATTCACCAGCGATATATCTTTCATAATTAAAAGTACAATTGACTCTTAAAACATCAGAGTTTCCATATTGCACAGGTGTAGATGCCAGATTAATTGGAAACATACCAATAAAAGTATACTCTATTTCTTTCCGATAGTCAACATTAAACTTAACAATTTTTGTCTTATCACACTTATAACCTGAGTTACCTTTTGGATATCTCATACGATAAAAATATCCTGGTGATGCCTTTGAAAATGAAGTGATTCTTCTTTTCTCCGATCCACTTGATATGTAATTCATCCAATGTTCAAAAAACTTTATCATCTTATAATTTTTATCAACATAAAATTCTAACGACATTTCACTGAATATTCTTGTGTGTGCAAACTTTTCCTGTACACCAGTAAAGTTTCCAAAGATGTCACTTGTTGCTAATGCACTGCCGGGTATGGAAGCAGCACTACACAATAGTCCAGAATTTTCAGTTATAAATCTTCTATCCACATTTTTTTGTCCTAAAAATGTAAATAAATCTGGTGACAAACCATCAAAAAACACTTGATAATGCGACGTTTGTGCCACATTTGTCAATAGGGGTTTGAACTCAGATATTTTTTTAGGTGAAACCATCTAAATACTCTATATCTCTATATTATAAACTATTTAGATGTCTTATAAAGGTAAATATAAACCATCGAATACTCGAAAGTATAAGGGTGACCCAACAAAAGTAATTTATAGGTCACTTTGGGAAAGAAAGTTCATGGTTTACTGTGACACAAATGAGAATATATTAGAGTGGGGAAGTGAAGAGATATGTTTACCCTATCGCTCACCGGTTGACAATCGAGTACATCGATACTTTCCAGACTTCTACATCAAAGTTAAGGAATCTAACTTAATAAAGAAATATTTGATAGAGGTAAAACCAAAGAAGCAAACAAGTCCACCTAAGAAACCAAGACGACAAACAAAAGGATATATCCGTGAAGCATACGAGTATGCTAAAAATCAAGCAAAGTGGAAAGCGGCAAGAGAATTTTGTGCTGATCGTATGTGGGAGTTTAAAGTAATCACAGAAATTGAATTAGGAATCAAAAGATGAATCGCCCAACCGATGACAATGACAATCGTATAAGATCAATAGTTGATAGTATTATCGGCACTGAAGATCCTGATGATTTGATGGTTGATTTAATTGGTTCCCTGACTGAGGGAAGTAAAGTGCCTGAGGTAGGAAGATACTATACGTTCATATATAATCCTAAAACTCCTAACATTCCTTATGATTCAAATCCATTGGTTGGAGTTACTGAAATATTTGATTGGGGATTCCGTGGAATTAACTTTCACTGGGGTCAAATAAGAAAATATACATGGAATGAGATCTCTGGTGGACTTTATGAAATAAATTCTGATGAGCTCGCTGATGCTAGAGAGATTCCTTTTGGTCATATCCGTCTAAATAGTTAAAAAACAATAATGTCAAAGAAATTTTCGCCGTTAAGATATCCGAATGCCCGTATTGACACTGATAGTGACTACTTAGAAATCAGAGTAGTTGAGCACAAACCACCAGGTTTTGACACAAGTGGGGAATCGCAATTAATAGGTAACTCCACAGACGAGTTACAAGAAAATATCGAAAATCCTTTAGGTTTTATATTTTTACCCATCCCCGAAAACATTCAAGATTCAAATTCTGTGAGTTGGGGTGATGATAGTATCAATGGACTTGCTGCGATAGGTATGAAAGGAGCGATGGAAGCGATAAAAAATCCTAAACTTTTGGAGGGTCTTGAAAGGGGAGCAAAAACAGTTGTTGGAGGATTGCAAGATGTTATGTCCGATTCAGGTGCGAAAGATGCAGCAGCATCATTTTTTGCGGCAAAGGCAGTCAATGTTTTAGGTGGTAACACATCACTCGATGGAGTTTTAGCAAGATCATCTGGTCAAATCATTAATCCAAATATGGAACTACTCTTTAAGGGTATAACAATAAGATCTTTTAGTTTTTCATTCGACTTAGCACCAAGAGATGAAAGAGAGAGTGATACAATCAAAAGAATGTTGAGAATATTCAAACAAAATATGCAAGCAAAGAAATCATCAGATGGTGGAAATGCCTCAGGTTTATTTCTTCGTTCACCAAATGTTTTCCAACTTAATTATAAAACAGGTCGAAGAAATCATAATTTCTTACATAAATTCAAACCAATGGCACTTTTGAATATGGCAGTCAACTATACTGGTGCAGGAACATATGCAACTTATGATGATACAACACCAGTACATATGAAACTTGATTTATCATTCCAAGAGTTGAATCCTATTTACTCTGAGGATTATGATTCTGAAGAAGGTAAGGAAGGAGTTGGATTCTAATGAGTTATTTTAGAGAACTACCAGATTTTGAATATCAATCACCATTTCCTGATAGTATATCATCAATGCAATACGTAACTGCAAAGAATATCTTTCGCAGAATGAAATTACGTGATGATTTAAAAAATGTATTTACCTTGTTCAATAAGTATATAATCAATGAAGGTGAGAGACCTGATACTGTTGCAGAAAAAGAATATGGTAAGTCAGATTTGGATTGGGTTATATTATTATCAGCAGGAATTATTAATATAAGAAATGAGTGGCCACTATCAAGTAAAGATCTTTACGATTTTGTTCTAGAAAAATATGGTCTTGTAGAAAAAGATTTTGTACATCACTACGAAACAAAAGAGATTAAAGATAGTCAGAATAGATTAATCATTTCAAAAGGAAATCGTGTAGATGCTGATTTTTCAGTCACATATTATGATAGTGGTTCTTATACAACAAGATCAGAAGTAACAGGTATCACAAATTATGAGTATGAAGTTAGAGAAAATTTTAATAAATCAACAATTAGTATTTTAAGAAGATCTTATCTACAACAATTTTTAAGTGACATAAAAAAAGAGATGACCTATAAGAGATCATCTCAGTTTGTAAGTAATAATTTGATACGAACAGAAAATACTAAACTAACAAATTAATTACTCTTCTGCTAACTTAGCAAAGTATGAAAGGGCATCATCTTCATCTTGATTAGATGTAACTGGTCTTGAAGTTGATGTTGCAGCAGCAGTAACTTCAAGTTCTGCTCTTTCTCTTTCAATGATTTCAGATTCGTCTTCAACTTCTGCGTCTTGACGAGGTGCTGTATTACCAAGAACATAGTTTAATCTTCTTTTAAGATCATCGTATGACTTGAACTGATCAGGAGCAACTATTTCAGCAAGAGATAATTCTTTCTTCCATAATGCTTCAAGAGCATCGTCATCATCAAGTAGAGGACTTTGTGCAGCAAACTCAGAACTATCATAGTTTCTGTATCCTGCTACATTTTTTGCTTTCAATTTGAAGTTAGCACCTTGCCAGAAATCAAATGGATCAATTGCTTCTTCATCTTCAAACTCAGGTTGCATTGCTGCAGTAAGTTTGTCAAAGATTTTCTTCCCATACTTATATAAGAATACTTTACCTTCATTCTCTGGATTTGCTGGATCTTTTACAACATAGATGTTGCTAGTGTAAGTTAACTTTCTCTTTTGTTTACGAGCAGTTTCCTTACCAGAATCCGTGCCATTATTCCAAAGTTGAGTGTTATACTCAGAGACAGGATCTTTACCACCAAGAGTTGTCAAGGAGTTTTCAATATACCATCCACCAGAACCTTGAAAGGCATGGGAATATAATTTAACAAATGGTAGATCTTCACCATTTGGTGCAGGTAAAAAACGAATTACAGCGTAACCGTTTCCACTTTTATCAACATCTAACTTCCATAGGCGATCATCACCTGATGAGCCATTGTTATTCATTTTCTCAACTTCTTTAACTAACTTTGCAGTCAAAGAGCCAAGCTTAGATTGTTTCTTTAATTTTTCGAACGACATTTAGATACCTCGGATTTAATTGGATTTCGTTGGATTGTTTAGATTATAGCAAAAAAATTATAAAAAGTCAATATAGTATCACATTTCATTAATATCTTTTAATTGATCAATGGTTTTTTGCATTCCTTCAAATAAAAGTTCAACACTTGTACCTGATGGAAATCCCATTAATGAAACAGATTTTCTCATAGTTTCTTTCATTTCAATTGCCTGAGGATCATCTGAAAGACTTAATCTTCCATACATAATTTTTTGTTTTTCTAATAACATAGATAATTTTTCAATATGTTCCTGCTGCTTCTCAGGCGAAAGATTTGGAAAAGACATCAAACTTCCATAAACTTCTTTTTGAAGTTCATTGATTTCTTCAAGTCCTTCTCTAACAAAGGGTGAATCAAAAAAGTTACTCATCTATAATTCCTTTTAAAATTTTCTTATACTGGAACACATTAATATTTAGGAAAGGTAAATACTTTTTAATTTTTAAACTGACGGTTTCCCATACCGGATCAGTTAATTTTTTATCGAAGTTTTTTCGAAACAAAAATATTTTTTCGTATATTGTCAAAGTTTCTAAACTTAGATCTCCACCAAGATACTTTTTGAGTATCGGTGGATGACCTTTCGAGCAATTGAATATTTGATCGAATTCGTTTTCGTAAAATAATTCCTTTGACTGTTCTTTGAACAAGTAAGTTAAACTCTGTTGTCGTTTCATCCAATCTGAATAAGTTCTTTCGCCAGAATTTATTATTTCTCCAATCCATAAGTTTTGTGGTGCATCTGTGGTTATAAAATTAGATAATAAAAAATCTGTAATCTC